AGTGAACGTAGTTTATTCGGAGTAGCGATCCGTCTTAGTTTGCAGTGACCTTATCTGTGATTAGGTGTAGTCCTCTTGTGGTGACAACGAAATGTCGCAAAGTGATTCTGGTTTAGGTACCGGTCTCGTGATCTTGGCTGGACGTAATAACGTCCCTATTGCCCCGCCCGCTGAGGTGGCCGCTGTAGCGGTTGCCCCGCGGGCCGTGGCCGTAGTAGCGCCTGCGCCGGCGGTTGTAGCTCCTTCCGTAGTTGGAGTTCCCGCTGTCGCCGTGGTTAGGAGACAGGCCCCCCAAAGCAAGAGAAGTAGGAACAAACCCAAGGCTAGGCCCGTAGGCAAGCCTCAGGTAGGTGCAGTGGGTGCACCTGAGTCCGTAAACGGTGATAACAAGCCGGCTGTCCAGAACAGTATACCGTCCGATGCCAAGGACCCCGAGAAAATTGTTAGTTCTCAAACCGACCGCAAATCTTCGGTGAAGTGGTACAACCATCACAAGTTGACCACCGCTCAGCATGACCATCTCAAATCCATAATCCCTATAGAGTGGGTTGAGTCTGACTCTTTATCTTGCCATTCACACCCTATTAGTAATGGTGAGAGGAGGAGAGCTGAGTGGCTAGCACACGATTTACTGAAGAAAACAATCAAGTCCGGGAACGTAATGGACGTCGGCGGAAACGCCCGACGCAACCAAAGTAGACCATGGGTACATTGTGCAAAACCCGTGATTGAACCTGCCGATGTCGTCAGAAGACTCTATGACGAAGGCAAGTATTGTTCCTGTATGGCGCAGACTTGTAAATGTTTAAAATTTGCTGGTGCCTCATTTGTGCACTCCCATTACTATATCAGCGCAAGCGACTTTGTGCAGATATTACAAAATTGTGGTGGGATCGGTGTTGTAGTGTGCTATGCGTTTCCATATTTCGCTGGTAGACAATCTTACGGTGAGTCCAAATATACCGTTTTAGGTGATGTGGTTACGCAACGCAGTCCCGACCGTATTTACAAACACCCGACTGGTCATTATGTTTTCGATGGCTATGTTGGTGAGGTCGAGGTTAATAACACCCGAGTACCAGTTACATTGTGCTCGAGTGTTATGGATCGGGTAGGGTCCACGTACATTCTTTTGTGCGCCTTACATTATGGTAAGCTCGAATTGAACCCCATATCGAGTTACTTCGATCATACTGCGAGAGATTTCGTTGGTACAGAGCCGTTTGTCCCCGGCGATATGTTGATTCCGACTGGCAATGTGCCTTTGCCCTTCAATCGGAAGATGTACAACGAACTTTTGTCACGTGTTGGCATGAGAACCAGAGATCTATCTGTGATGAATTCCACTATTTGTAGTATGTATGTTAGGTGGAGCTCCATGGAGTACACTGGTCAACACGTGAAAATTGGTGACTTCCGTCGTGCTACTGTGTCGGCTCTCACTGATGGGTTGGAATCAAGCGAAAGTATCTTGTTTGAACTACAAGAGGAATCGCGTGAACACAACCAGTCGGTGAAGAACTATGGGCAGTTGTACAAAGGTAATGTCACTAAGGCGTACTTGGCCGCCATTTTTGCTATATTCATGATGCTTTTGTGGAGTGTAACTGCCACTGACGTGAATAGTGAACAGTTGGAGTCCCAGAACGATTTCTGTGTCCCCGGTAATGTAGACCCGGTGCCGTACTTTAGACGTTGTCTTCGTTTGACTACGTCTGGTGATGATATTTGTTACGGCAAATGTGGTTGGGATGCGGAGAAGTTGGCTCTTGCGGTGGCTTTAGTGCCGGTATTGGCAGTAGTTGTGGCTTCGGGTTCAGTAATGTTAGCGAGCGCATTTTCGTTTGCTATTGGATTTTTGCTTTACTGTCCTGTTGTTTATGTCGCGGCTGATGGTGAGATCGTCCTCTATGAACCTCATTCTGTTGGAACAGACAGAGAGGGGCATGGAGCACGTTGGTACCATTGGGTGTTGATTTTTGCACTACTGTTGATGCTTGTGAGACTCTTTACAATTAGGTATAGGCGTGCTGTGGTGATGAGAGATCATCGCTTCACAGTAGTCAACTGTTGTAGGGAGGGAATGCAGAACGACATAGGTGGTGATTATTCCATAGTGGAACCTAGCGTTCCGCGATGTCGTGGTAGGGTAGTAGCTGTTTGTGATACAATTACTATGGAAAAGAGACCGGTGTTTCTTTCTAACTGTGCGCATAATCAACGCGCGGCGATTGAATCTAGGTTTGATATTCCTCGTCACAGACTTTATAGACACGACTCCCATCTGTATTTTGCAAAAGTGCTGAAAGAGTACTTAGCGGTCATAAGTTTCCACCTATCAACGGTTCACACTACTTTTGTAGAGTGGATTGTTGACAGGGCTTACCCCGTCGCTTACAAACGTAAGTTGACTGAGGCTTATGAAAAAGCGTGCATCATGGATGTGGCGACTTTTCGTAGAGCGCATTGTCATAACGAGATCTTCGTCAAGAGCGAAGCTAGCGCGTCTAATGATTGTAAACCTAGATTGATATCAGGAAAGACTGATGTCTTTAAGGTCGTCACATGTCCCTTCTTTCAGAGATTTACCAAGCTTTGGGCCGAATGGAGCAGAGAAACAAAGTTCTGCTCGGCCTGTGGTTTGACAGCTCAGGAATTAGGTGAAGTGGTGTTTGCTGCCGTCGCTCATCATTTAGTGAACGATTACGTGTTGGTAGAGATTGATTATAGTAAATGGGAATCATCAGATACCGGCAAGTTGCTAGATGTTGAAGTTGCATTCTTTAAGCAAATGGCTTCTGAAGGAACTGTCGATTGCCCCGATTTGTTGGATGCTGCCTTAGAAAGTATCAAGCATTATAAGGGCTATTCGAAATGTGGTTTGGTTGTTGAAGGACCTGGCATACGTGCATCTGGTGGTGGTGAGACGTCGTGTGCAAATGGCTTCACTAACATAGCTCTCTACTTGGGATTGCTGTTGACTTATGTGGGTTATCCGATTTCCTGCATTAACGATTTGGTTCGTAGCGATGATGCGGTAGGTTTTAAAACCTTTGATTCGTATTGTTGGGTCAACGGTGATGACAACTTGTTGTTGGTGCCGAGGCATTTTGCCAAGTGGATTGCGGAATCCGGTGTAACGTTTCTTCAGCAAGCTGGTTTCAGGCCTAAGATTCATGTGAGAGAGGTTTATGATTGGGGTTCAGAGGCGATATTTTGTAGTGGTCGCTTCTACTTCGATGATGAGCTAAGTAATCACACGTGGATCCCGAAAATAGGCAGGGTATTGTTCAAGAGTTTTTGGAAACCCGTACATATGTTCGTTAACCAACCGTCTGGTTATTACACAAAGATGGTTTTAGAGTCGATGGTAGCGTTTAAGAATTTTCCTATTATACGCGCTCTCTTCTCCAGATTCGTTGACGCACCGACGGTTACCATTACTCACAATTCTCAATATATCGCATGGAACAAACACAATCAGCATAAGATGGGCGTCTCCCAGAGCATTGCATTCGATGACAGAGCTGTTGAATGGGTGTGCCAAGTTTATGGCGTGACAGCATCGGAGATCGAGGATCTGGAGATGTTCATCTTGAAAATCGAGTCGCTTCCCGTAGTATTACCAGAATCTCTGGTCCACAAGTATTTCGAGGTGGACTATGAACCTGATGACTCTGGGAAAGTTGGTAGTTACCTAGAAGAAGGAGCGCCTTTATTTAACAATGCGTTCGAGTGATTACCGACCAAGCGGAGCAGTCTAGAAATTAATGGGTTTGGATGAACCCTCCGCACATAACTGATCTTTCTGCTTATAACAACAGTGAACGTAGAAGATGGCGAAAAAGTCTAAGAAAGTTGCCGTGATCATCAAGGCTAAATCCAAGCGTCGCAAGGACAATGAACCCAAGTCCGCGAATGCCGATTTTTACAAGATGATAACGAGACCCTTTGCTTGTTCTAGATCGTCTAGAGGCGCGTTTTGCGGCGAAGACACAATTACCTTTTCCCTCAGACAGAGGGTGGACATAACACTCACCAATGGAGGTGGTGGTATTGTCTGTCAACCTGTCTGGGGTTCTAGTACTGGTGGTTTCGTCAATTACACGTCTCCTGCCTTAATGTCCTCAACCATTGTTACCACTGGTTGGACCCAAGTTGTGTGGTCTCAGCAATCGCCTATTGCATTTATCGTTTCCAAAGCGAGATGCTTAGGTGGTGGTATGAGATTTATCAACAACGCTTCTTGGGCTAATACACAAGGTAATGTCACAGCAGGTTTGGTGGGACCTGGCTCTTTGCAGGGTTATGGTGGTTACTCCTGGGATAGTCTCTCAGGTAGTGGCAACCTAACCGTAATGAGTGCCAGTGAACCCGCCGAGATCCTGTGGGCACCCTTGAGTGTTAACGGCAAGGCGGCCTATTCGATAAATCCTGGCGATGCCCCCTCTATCGCCAATATATTGAATGGTGCCTCCCCTGCTAACCAACCTGCCCTACTCGCGATTGCTCGCGGTTTTGTAGCTAACACCGTCGTTACCGTCGACGTAGTGTTTCACTACGAAGCTGTGCCGTTGGCCAATACCAATGGTATTATTGAACCGGATATGTCTTACCTCACCACCACTGATGAGGAAAAGGCTTATATTAGAGCTCATAATAATGTTTACAACACGCGTATAGGGTCATCAGCGATGGCAGACGTCCCAGCACCGGCAGCCGCAGGAGCACATCACGTCCATGCGGCCAATCACAGTAACACGCCTTTAGGAGTCGCGAATGACCTTGTCATTAATTCGGCAGTTAGATTAGCTAATCAAGCTATTTCTAATTTTACCCACATGCCGCATGAATATGTCAACGTGGTCACTGGCGAACATCGTAGATCTTGATCGCAGTTCACTAGCAGAAATTTGGGGCTCGTATAGCCCACTCATCTCGGGGTAAATCGTGGATGAGAT